GAATTGACATTTGCTGAAAATCTGGTAAAATGGGCAGGAGTGATAAGGAAAACATTCTTCGATGGAGGAGTGGATGAAGTTATCACAACACGTCGTCTAGTACACATTGCACAAGCATACAGCATATTTGGTGACCGCCTTGTTGCTATTACCAATTGCGTTAACAGATTCGATGATGATACAAAAAATTCATTCTTGGATTTGTATACTAAAGTTGATGCTGGTGAAGAAACTACAGAAGGAGAATTTTAATGCACGGAGACTTAGAACCAGAAGAACATCATTGGGGTGAGGATCACGACCCCCGATATGTAAATGATCTCTGGGAAGATATGGATCGCCTTAATGCTTTGTATGAAGAGTTGATGTGGCCATACGACGATGTGCTAGAATTTATACCTGATCACGAAAATGATCGGATTATTATTCAAAACAAATCTAGAAAAGGTTTATGAAGTACAATGAGAATGAGATCCTGAAAGAAGTTTCTGATTATATCAGTTCCACTTACTCAGGACATTACAGTGCTGGTGGGGTTCAGACATTAGACCTCATTGATTCTGTAGGTGATGCAGAAGCATTTTGTAGAAGTAACATTCTAAAATATGCTTCACGCTATGATAGAAAAGGTACAGCAAGAAAGGACATCGTTAAGATTATTCATTATGCTGTATTACTCTGCCACTTTAGTGACAAACGTGCTAAGGCAGATAAAATAAATGCAGAGAATCCATCTGCTTTCTCCGTTGATTATGACAAGTAAATGACCGTATTATCCAAACCAACAATTGAAGTCCTTAAGAACTTTTGTTCTATTAACAAATCATTAGTTATTAATCCTGGTAACAGAATTAGTACACTTAGCATTAACAAGAACATTCTTGTGTATGCTGATGTCGAAGAATCATTTGATTCTCAAATGTCAATTTATGATCTTGGTGTATTCCTTGGTGGTCTTTCATTATTTGAACAACCAACTATTGATACATCAAAGGATAACTATGTAACTGTTAGTGATACAGCAGGTAAATCTAAAACTAGATTCTTCTATGCTGATCCAGACATCATTACTCAACCACCTGAGAAAGAGATTACTCTCCCATCTGAGGATGTTAAATTCCGTTTAGATGCTGCTACTCTTCAGCAATTACAAAGAGCTGCTAGTGTATATCAGTTACCAGATCTTTGCTTGTATGGTGATGGTTCAGTGATGAGTCTTCGTCTTACAGACAAGAAGAATGATACATCGAATACTTATTCGATTGATGTTGGTACGACAGATGATGATTTCTGTTATTGCTTTAAGGTAGAGAATCTTAAGTTGCTTATTGGTGACTATAATGTTACACTAAGTAAGTCGAACGTTGCTCTCTTCCAAGGTGAGGGTATCAAATACTTTATAGCATTGGAACCTAATGCCTAATGATTTTTTATGGGTAGAGAAGTATCGACCTCAGAAAGTTGAGGACTGTATACTTCCTACAGAAGTGAAGACCACCTTTAAGAGTTTCATAGAGCAAGGAGAGATACCAAATCTCCTACTCTCTGGAACTGCTGGAGTTGGCAAGACCACTATTGCGAAAGCATTATGTAATGAACTGGGGGCTGACTTCTATGTCATTAATGGATCTGATGAAGGTAGATTCTTGGACACTGTACGCAATCAGGCAAAGACCTTTGCTAGTACTGTTTCTCTTACATCTACATCTCGTCATAAAGTTCTCATTATTGATGAAGCAGACAATACGACACCCGATGTACAACTCCTCTTACGGGCCTCGATTGAAGAGTTCCAGAAGAACTGTAGGTTCATATTCACGTGTAACTTTAAGAATAAAATAATAGAACCATTACATAGTAGAACAACAGTAATTGATTTCAATGTCCGTGGAAAAACTAAACAAAATCTTGCAGCATTGTTCTTCGAGCGATGCAGAGATATCCTTACCAGAGAGGAGGTACGGTTCAATGACAAAGTGGTTGCCACAGTTGTCCAAAAGTACTTCCCAGATTTCAGAAGAACACTCAATGAACTCCAAAGATATAGTTCAACAGGTTCTATTGATACTGGAATCCTCGCAGCGTTAGGTGATGCTAAGATTGATTCTCTTACAGAGTATCTAAAGAACAAGAAGTTTAATGATGTTAAGAAATGGGTTACTCAGAATTTAGATAGTGATCCTACTGCTATAATGAGGAAACTGTACGACAGTCTTTCTACTATTATGGAAGGACCAAGTACTGCTGCTGCTGTACTTATTATTGCAGAGTATCAATACAAGTCTGCTTTTGTAGTAGATCAAGAGATTAATCTCTTAGCTTGTTTAACACAAATTATGTTGGAGTGTGAATTCAAATGATTTTCAATGGCATAGAGTTTAAACCTTTGATGCATAAGCAAAGACATATACCTGATTATTATATCAGTGAGTGTGCCAAAATTCTTAGTCTAAAACAAACAAAGACTAAGGGTGTTCCAAAACTTATGGATTATAAAAGAAAGCAACTTGTAGATCATCCAAAAAGGTTGAGTGGTAATAAGAAAAACACATACAAAAGACCTATGGCAGTCAACTTGAGTGTGGATGTAAGTGAAGGATTATTTCCAGAGTATAGTTATGTTATGTCTACCAATGGGCAGGGACAAGTTAGCACTAAACATGCTAAAATTAATGTTAGATATCATCGAGCAGTATTGGAATCATGGAAACCAATTGATAAATTTCCACCTATCCCAAAAGAAGATTGGGATAAAACTCCCGAATCAGCAAAGCAGTTTATAAGAGATTCTGCTTATGTGGATCATATTGATAGAGATACTTCTAACAATCATATATCAAATTTAAGATGGGTTACACCTTTACAAAATTCTAGTCACAGAAAACAACAGGAGAGTGAATTCAAATGACAAGTAATATAGAGCAGCACCGAATCAACAAGTTGAAGGCAGAAGAAGCAAAAAAGAATGGAAGTCTTTGGAATGAACCACCAGTAATTATAACAGGTGGAGGATATAGTGTAGATACTGTTATTTCATCAACAGATGTATTTGGTGAGAAGAGTAATTTTATTCCTCTTACTAAATTTGGAAAAGTAATACCAGAATTTTATGCAACTGCTGAAGGTGGTATATATGATGCTAAGAAATCTAGGTGGTGTCCACAGAGAGTACAGTTTAAGAATGATGCTAGAGGAACTAGGATGGGAGTTAATATACGATTACCTAGTACCGATTTCTTATCTGATGTTAATGGTGGTTATAATTATACCACTAAAAATCTTCTTATGACACCTGTTCATAGGTTGATTAAGGAGTCTTTAGAACCTATAGATCTTTATCCACCTGATAGGTTAGCTCCAGAATGGGATCAAGTTATTACTGCTGATATGGTAGGACAAAAACGTATTCCAGAACCATATAAACAATGGATTAGGGATACTGCTTTGGTTGATCATATTGATGATAATCCAGAGAACAATCACATAACTAATCTTAGGTATGAAACACCTGTAACAAATTGCAGGTTTAGAAAAAAACAGGAACAATTATGATTACTAAAGAAAAACAACGAAACCAAGTAAAGTCTAGATTCTATTATATTTTTTGGGGTGTAGCAACAGCATCAGTTGTATTAGGTCAACTCTATGTTGGTTCTGGGTATAGAACTTTTGCTCGTTCATTAAATAGAATCTTTGATACTATCGAAGTGCAAGTTGGTGGTAGTCCTTATGAGAGGTTTTACTAATGAGATTAACTCAAGAAGTGATCGATAAGATCCAAATCGCAATGACTCATACTAAAATGAATGGTGAAGTTAATTGGAAAGATGGTGATGAGATTGATGTGTGTCTTGGTGGCACATTTGCAGGTGATAAATTTATTAGTATAATAAACAGAACACGTAGTAACACTACTAAAAAATGACATCTTTGAAAACTCCTCTTCGTTATCCAGGTGGTAAGTCACGTGCCATCAAAAAGATGGTACAGTTCTTACCAGATATGAGTAAGTACAAAGAGTATAGAGAACCTTTTCTTGGAGGTGGATCTGTTGCTCTTCATATGACACAGACATATCCTCACCTAGAGATATGGGTCAATGATCTATATGAACCTCTAGTGAATTTTTGGCAACAACTACAAGATGAAGCAGATGAAATTACGACCAGACTCAGAACTTTTAAAGCAGCATATCCAACTCCAGAAAAAGCAAAAGAACTTTTTTTGGAAAGTAAGGAATTGGTTAACGATGCCAGAGCCAGTCTCGTTACACGTGCTGTTAGTTTTTATATTGTTAATAAGTGTTCTTTCAGTGGTCTTACCGAATCGTCCTCCTTCTCAAAACAAGCCTCAGACAGTAACTTTAGTTTACGAGGCATAGAAAAGTTACCAGAGTATTCTGAGATAATACAGAACTGGGTTATAACTAATCTAACTTATGAGAGAATGACTTGTGATGAGAAAGATATATTTACTTACTTAGATCCTCCTTATGAAATAGGTGATAACTTATATGGTAAGAGAGGTGGTCTTCATAAGTATTTTGATCACGATGCTTTTGCTCAAGAATGTGATGGACATACAAGTCATATGATGATATCATATAATTCTTCTCAGTTAATAAAAGATCGTTTTACTCATTGGACTCCAAATGAATTCGATCACACATATACTATGAGATCTGTTGGTGATTATATGAAGAACCAACAAGAACGTAAAGAACTAGTTTTAACTAACTATGGCATATGATGATCGTTATCCTCTTAAGGATTATCTGAACAGTATTAATTTCAACAAGGAAGATCTTATGCAAGATGATCCTGGTTGGGAAAAGAACTACTCTCCTTATGTCATTAACAAATGTATGTCTCATCATATGGACACACTAGCATTTGCTAATGAGATGAATCGTTATCCTAACTTGGATAAGAAATTACAATATTCATTTTATCTAAATACAGTGAGACCTAAGAAGAGATTCTCTCCTTGGGGTAAGAAAGAAAAGGTGAAAGATCTTGACCTTGTGAAAAAATACTATGGTTATAGTAATGAAAAAGCAATTCAAGCCTTAAGGATCTTGTCTCCAGACCAACTTAACTACATTAAAGAAAAACTGAATAAAGGAGGTAAGAGATGAATGAAGTACAATGGACTAAGGATGATATGGTGGAGGTTCAGTTAAAAGAACCCGATGACTTTCTTAAAGTGAGAGAAACCTTAACTAGAATTGGTGTTGCCTCAAGAAAAGAAAAAAAGTTATATCAATCTTGTCATATCCTTCATAAGAAGGGACAGTATTACATAGTACATTTTAAAGAACTATTTGCTTTAGATGGTAAGAAGGCAAATTTTTCTGATAATGATCTACAAAGAAGAAATAGAATTATACGACTACTATCTGATTGGGGATTAGTAAATGTCGTAAAGGAATCTGCTATTGCAGATGCAGCCCCACTTAGTCAAATAAAAGTTATTGCCTATAAAGAAAAGGGAGAATGGTCTTTAGAGTCTAAGTATAATATTGGTAAGAAAAAACAACCTACAACTGTATAAATAGGGCCAGTTGTTAAAGGTATATGGCTGAAGAAATATTAGATGATAAGGTAGAAGAACTTGAGGAGAAGAAGAGAGGTGTTTTTGGTAAAGTCAAGGATGCTATACTTCCAGATCCCGAAGAACAAGCTGCAATCATCTCGACAATGGTCAGGATCACTGTGTTGGCCTGGTCTGGAGGGATCTTAACTTTGAACTACGTTGCTATACCTGGTGTACCGCAACAAAAAATAGATCCAACATTCATAGCTTCGGTCTTTACTGGGGTTTTAGCTTCCTTTGGAATTCAAACTGCATCTAAGAAAGGTGACGGTACGATGAAGATGGATAAGAATGGCAATTCTATTAATGGTAACGGTGGTCCTCCTCCTGTTACTGCTAAAGATATTGAGGCAATTCTAGCGAAAGCACCTGCTGGTCCTGTTCAAACAATTAGAATTGAGCAAGCACCTCTTAAGATCACTACTGACGACAAACCTTACAAATTATAGAGTCATGAAATTTAATTTTAATGCAATTGCTAATGCAATAAGTGTAGCATCAGGAGTAACACTCGCTGGTATCATAGGTGTAGGAACATATGTCTATGTAAACAAGGATGCTATCATTGAAGACATCAAGAAAGATGCTATAGAATCTATCACTGGTGGTTCTGCTATTGGTGGTGCTCTCACAGGAGACATTGGAACTCCTAAAGCATCTGCACCACAAGGTGCTAGTTTAGGTCTTCCTGTTCCTGGCGGATTCTAAATTGGACGTACAGAAAATTGCTTCTACTGGTACAGCAGTTGCTGTATTAGGAACTGGTGCAATGGTCGGTGGCAATCATGTCATCGACCAACAAACTGGTGGTCCCGAAAGAAGAGAATCCGAAAAGATAGAAATGATAAGACAAATAGTTGCAGAGGAAGTATATCTGCAATTAGTTAATGCTTGGCCAAAATCATCAGGTCCAGTTAAGGGTTTAAAGATACCCTCTACAGATTATAAGAAACAATTGCCTCAAAAATAATGCTAGACAACTCACAACTATCTGCTTACCATGAAAAACAAGCTGCTCAAGACAGTCGGATGGCAATCTTGGAAACTAAAGTTGAAGATCTTCAAAAAGG